ATTTAAATTTAAAACGGACTGGTTAAATGTTGAATATGCAGACTCTACATTTGCTATCTCAGTTCAAGATTTAATTGATGAATGCATTAAGTTCATTATGGGACGTCGAGCCCAGGATAATTTATTTGTAGATGAGGAATGATGAATGGCCAAAGATGTATATTACTTCAGCCACGATGTTAATGCGAGCAATGATCCTAAAATCGTGGCAATGGAGTCAGAGTTTGGGGTTATTTCATATGCCTGGTGGTGGAAATTAATTGAAAAACTAGCTTCATCTGAGGACTACAGACTGCCTTTTAAAAAATACACATTTATAGCTCTTGATAAAGAACTAGGAATTTTGAACGAAAATGAACGACCGTTGAACGAAAATGAACGACCGTTGAACGAAAATGAACGCACTTTCTTTTGTTCAAATAAATCATTTTTGTTCGTAAACTCGTTAATTTGTGATTTTGAATTGCTTGAATGTGATGACGAGTATTTTTGGTCTCCTAGTTTAATTCGCAGACAAGAAGAGCGAAGAAGTAAATTTGAGAAAAAGCAGGAGCAACGTAGGCTCGCAGGCATTAAAAGTGGAGAAGCTCGCAGAAAAAAGGAACAAAATCGAACGACCGTTCAACGAACTTCAACGGTCGTTGAACAAAACGAACAAAAGGAAAGGAAAGGAAAGGAAATTAATAATATAGAGAGAGATACGCGCGCGCGTGAAGATGAAAATCCTCTATCTATGTTTGACGATGATGAAGTAAAAAATAAACCTATTTACGAATTGTATATGAAATCAATTGGAGTTGTATCACCTGCTATTAAAGAACGGTTAGATGATCTAGTTGAATCATATGGTAAGGAACGAGTTATTGTTGCTATCAATACCACGGCCGATAACGGGGGTAATAGTATCAAGTATGTTGAAACTGTTACAGCAGGAAATTTAAAAAAGGAGGTGAATAAAGATTTTGGAACCACTAAACGTAACAGCAGCAATAGAGGCTCTTCGAGAAAGGACGAGCAAGTCGACTGGCAAGCGGAATATGAAAGGGTCCACGGTAAAAAATGAGTTCTTTTATCCAATTTATGATAAACCAGTAGTCATTCAAACTAATGTTAATACTACCTATGCTGCAGTTGGAATTCCTAAGCGGTATTACGATATGGATTTTGAGTGGTTACGCAAACATGGTAGTTTCCCGAAAGAAAATGCTGAAGCCTATGCTGTGGTTAAGGAGTACTCTCATAACCTAAAAGAAAATCTTAAGTCTGGCAAGGGCCTCATATTAAGGGGCCCAGCTGGTACAGGCAAGACATCTATTGCAGTTAGCCTTCTAAAAGAAGCTATGAGACTAGGTAAAGGGTGCTTAATGATTTCAATGCCAAATCTACTGGATAATATGCTTACGTTATCTAAGGGTGATAATGTAGCCTATCTGAGCTATGAGCAAAAACTTAGAAATATTCCCTTGTTATTGCTTGATGATTTTGGAGCAGAATATTCAAAGTCTGACTGGGTAGCATCTAAGGTTGAAAGCGTTATTATTGATCGCTACAACCGCATGAAGCCTATAATTCTTACTACGAATTATAGCGAGACCTGGACTGCAGAAAATTATAGTCAAAGGATATACGACCGCTTACGAGGGGAGTATAAAGAGGCTATATTCAATGGAGAATCGCACCGATGAAGATTCTCCTACGATGTCAGTTTAGGTTTAGAAAGAAAACCCATAACCGGTTCCCAACACTGAATGAGTATATTGACTGTGAGCGTGGTTCGACTATAGCAGCCGCCGCTATGAAAAAGAAATGCACCGAGCAAGTCAAAGAGCAATGCCTATCACAACAGATAGAATCGGTTGATGGTAAAGTCGACCTGTTATTTGAATGGCATTCATCAACCAGGCATGACCCTGACAATATAGCGTTCGCTAAAAAGTTTATTCTTGATGGACTACAAACTGCAGGAGTGCTAGAAAATGATAATAGGAAATTCATCGGGACTATGGCTGATGAGATTATAAATGACGATGATGATTTTGTGATTGTACATATCACAGAACATATGAGTATATTCTTATAGTCGCGAATAGCTATAAAAATCAAAATTTCATATGTATAAGAACGTTTTAATGCGTTAATGAATCAATCTTCATAAAGCTGGAATAAAACACAATTCGGACTAAACTACAAAATTATAAGGGGGGGAGATGTATTTGAATGAATACGAAATTGAAAAAATCATTAGGTTAGCCACCGAAGTGGCCACTAAAACTTACTATGAATTAGCCAAACAAGAAAATGCACAGCTAGGTCGTAAACTTCGACACAACACGATCAAGCTGCTTAAGCATTATAGTCAGTTACAGTCATACGTAGACAATGCTATCGCGGATTCGACACAAGCCGAGGATATATGGCTAAATGAATTATTGGCAGATATGTTCGACGATAATAGTATCGTTAGGGTAAATGCAATCGTTAAAAGTAAAGAGAAGACGGCGCTAATGATGCGTCATGTTAATAACATGCTAGACATCTATGCTGAGAAATGCAGCGAGAAACAATTTAAGTATTGTGAATGCGTGCGACGTTATTATATTGATGGCGAAACATTAGAAGAGATTGCTGAATCATTCCCTGAAAAGCCGGATGTACGTACTATCCATAGGTATGTTGCAAGAGGAATAGAAGAACTATCCGTACTTCTATGGGGCGTAATAGGACTCAATACAAAATTGTCATAAAACTGTCATAGACATGTCATTCTTGACAATTTATAATGATAGTGTGAGTTAATAGGAAAACAAATACTCTATCTCTCAACGACACAGTGAAACCTAGAACACTAAAGCGAAAGACCACTTAATCTATATGGTTAGGTGGTCTTTTTGCATACGAATTTGAGTAAGTGAGGTGAATGCGATTGACTGATGTGTATTGTGAAAAGAGACGGTGTCTTAATAATGTGAAAGGTTGGTGCAAGGCTAATGGAATTCATATTGATCACATGTGCAAATCGTATGCACCATCACATTCGTTAGTAAAGACAAACACCGCAAAGGTACATAAGGAATGCGGAAAGTATAAACAAAATAAAGGGGTTCTGAAGTAGCTAGGGGGTGAGATAGTGGCTAAAATGGGGCGACCGAAAAAAGTGATAAATCAGAGTCAGTTTGAAGCAATGTGTCAGATTCAAGCCACACAAGAGGAAATCACTCTCGTTTTAAACGTTTCTGATAAGACCTTAAATGCATGGTGCAAACGTACGTATGGAAAGACTTTTTCCGACATTTTCCGCGAAAAGAGAAGTGTAGGAAAGATTAGCTTACGACGAAAACAGTGGAAGCTGGCCGATAGATCTGCAGCAATGGCAATATTTCTTGGCAAGCAATTTCTTGGACAGACTGATAAAACTGAAATGGAAGTCAATACAACTGTTCAAAGCAATCCTCTTGAAGGTGTAACAACAGAGGAACTTAAAAAGCTAATCGATAAAGAGGGGTGAGGGTATGAAACTCACACCGGAACTCATGCAGCAATTCAAATATGAATTGGCTAGGCGTGAGTTTTTTTATTATTGCCACTTGCAAGCACCAGACTTTTATAGGAAGGACAGAGACTACCTAGTCGAATTGTGCGATACGTTGCAAGAGTTCTATGAAGATCCGGACGCAAAAGTTCTAATAATGAATATGCCACCTCGGCACGGTAAAAGCCGCACAGCTCAGATGGCAGTTAAATGGATATTAGGCAAAAACCCTGTAGAAAAGATTATGACTGGTTCGTATAATACGACTCTATCCACTACCTTTGCAAAGAATGTCCGCAATGATATTCAGGAAGTAAAGGCAGACGCAAACAGAGTTGTATATACAGACATATTCCCTAACGTGCGTATTAAACGTGGCGATGCCTCCATGGATATGTGGTCGTTAGAGGGCGGTTATAATTCTTACCTAGCTACATCTCCAAGCGGTACTGCTACAGGTTTTGGTGCGTCTATTCTTATCATTGATGATATTATCAAGAACGCCGAAGAGGCTTACAACGAAAATACAAAAGCCAAGCATTGGGACTGGTTCACTAATACCATGCTTTCACGTTTAGAGGAAGGCGGAAAGATAATCATAATCATGACTCGTTGGGCTAGTGATGATCTAGCCGGTAGGGCCATCGAACACTTTGGAGATAAAGCCAAGGTAATAACCATGAAAGCCTTGCAAGACGATGGTACTATGTTGTGCGATGATGTATTGTCTTATGAAAGCTACCAAGAGAAGTGCAGGGCAATGGGCGAAGACATTGCATCTGCCAATTACCAGCAATTACCTATTGATATAAAAGGTAGGTTATATACATATTTCAGCACTTATGATGATATTCCTAAAGATGATAAAGGATATCCTTTGTTTACTACAATAAAGGCATATGTCGATTCTGCGGACACTGGGGAAGACTATTTATGTGCTATTGCTTATGGCGTATATAAAGACTATGCATATGTGCTTGATGTATTATTTACTGATGCCCCTATGGAGGTCACAGAAGAATCTACGGCAGACTTATTACATAAAAACCATGTCAATATTGCAGATATAGAATCTAATAATGGCGGACGTGGTTTTGCTCGTAATGTTAAACGAATATTAAAAGAGAAGTATCCAGATAATCGAACAAAGATTACAGCATTCCACCAAAGCAAAAATAAGGAGGCTAGGATATTATCGAATTCTACACAAGTTATGGATTATGTTTTATTCCCAGTTAACTTTAGAGACCGCTGGCCAGAATACTATACATCAATGTATAAGTATCAACGAAAAAACAAGAATGCACATGATGATGCTCAAGACGCAACGACAGGCGTTGTTGAACGTTTGAATGCGCCTGTTATTAAATCCATCAATTCTGATATTTATTAGGAGGAACTTCATTATATGTTTATTACAAACGAACAGAAGTATGCATACCAGCTATTACATGATGCGTACTATGGGTCCGGGATATTCTCTTTAGGTCGTGGTTTAAAACAGCATCCAAGAGAAAGCATAGACAATTATAATTTCCGTAAAAAGTTATCAAGCTATTCTAATCATACAGCAGCGATTATTAATGCGAATGTAGATCCTATCTTTAATGATGAAATTCGAAGAGAGTATAAAGAAACGGCTAAATTCAAAGTGTTTTTAACAGATGCCGATCGATTAGGTACATCATTACAAGAATACATTCAGCAACAAGCTGTGGTTGCCAAAATGTATGGTGTTGTGTATGTCATTGTTAACAATGAAGCAGAATTTGGTGAAAGTTTGGCTGATAATGTACGTGATAGACGGTTACCGTATTTAACTTCAGTTGAACCTAGTAATGTGACTGGTTGGAAACTGGATGACAAAGGTCGAATAATTAGATTCGAATATAGAACGATTATTACTGATGATAATGGAGGTAGCTCAACAGTTTATTATGAATGGACAGATACAAAATGGACCATTCGTGATAAAGGGCGAGGTATTATTAATGAAGGTGAACATGGGTTAGGACGTGTCCCCGTAGTGCAATGGTTTGGCCGTAGCACTAAGAAAACAACTATATTACCGCATCCAGAGTTCTATTCGTTAGCACAAAAGAACTATAGAGTTTATCATTTAGATAGTTTATTGACACAGATTTTGAACTCTCAAACATTTTCTACTTTAACCATGCCATCGGATGAAGGTATAGAAGATTTAACCTTGGGCGTTAACAATGTACTACTATATCCATCAGAGGCCAGTCATCCTCCTGCTTTTATTGCTCCAGATAATGGGCCGGCACAGATCATCATGCAAGAAAAGGAAGCGGAAATTAAAGAAATGTACCGCATAGGTGGTGTTGATTCTGTAGTAGGGGTTCAGCAGGAAAAATCAGGGGTTGCTAAGCAGTGGGCATTCAAAAGAACAAATCAACGACTAGCAAACTTCGCTGTACAGTGTGAAAATGCAGAGAAAGCCATTATTGCATTATATGAATTGTGGACTGGCGAGCAGTTGAATTATAAATGCGAATATCCAAGGGACTTTGACATTAATGATGTAGCTGATTGCTTATCTCAAGGACAACAAGCTCTTGATTTAGGGTTTAAATCTAAAACATATTATGTTGAAGTGCTTAAACGCATCCTTGATGGATATATGCCTAATATTGACGGCAATGTATATGATGCCATTGTTAAAGAAGTGGAAGCTACTGCACAGCAAGAAGTATTAGATGACATGTATTCAAATGGAGAAAATCCGGATGAGAATAGTGAGCGACTAGATGAATAAGCATACCGAACGTGTCATACGCGATATAATTGATGAGTTTGAAGCCGAAGTACGTCGATTATTAGACGAAGGGCATACGCCTAAATATGCTGTTAAAGAAGCATATCAAAAATATCCTGTAATGGAAGCAATGAAAGACACGTTAATCAATGAGTTGGTTAAGGAGTGTGCTAGGGGATATGGTGTAGACATAGGTGTAACCAGTGATGCAGTTAAAAGTGCAATAATCGCAGGCATGCCATATAAATTACAAACCATTTCAAAGGCAATGCAAAAGGCATGGGCACCTGATGGATTAAACTTATCTGATAGGCTACATAATGCATCAGGTACCGTAAAACGTGAAGTTATTACTACGATTCAAGATGCTATGTCTAAAGGAAATAGTACGATTGAGACCGCACGAGCATTATTTGATGGCTATGGGACTGATACGGTTATTGATAAAGCCGAATTACCTAAATTTTTAAAACGGATTAATGGCCTAAATATTACATTGCCTACTAATGAAGCAGAACGAAAAGCTGTTAAGTATCAACTTCGACGTGTTAGAAGTCTGATAGAACAACGCACTACGTCTGGTATGCGTGCTGCCTATACTGAATTGATAGAAGCAATAGAAAAAGGCAATGCTGCATCTGTTAGTCGTGCAGTATACGTTGCCACTCAAGAAAAGGCTCGTTATCATGCTGAACGTATTGCTAGAACTGAAAGGGCTCGTGCATATGCAGAGGGTGAAATTGCAAGGCATATGGATGATCCTGATGTAGTTGCATTTCAATGGAAATTGAGCACACGACATCCTGTGGTTGATATATGTGACGTTTATGCAAATGCTGATTTATATGGACTTGGGAAAGGCATTTACCCTAAGGATAAATTTCCTCATTTACCTGCACATCCGCATTGTATATGCCGAATTAAGCCAATTATAGAAGGCATGATTGATACTGCATCAGCCAAGCCAAATATAGAAGCTGGAGGGCTAGCGTATTTGAAGTCGTTACCAAAGAGGGAACAAGAGCGCATTTTAGGCGTAAATGGTCGCAATTTAGTAATGAATGGGAACGCATCATGGACTGAGGAAGCTAGGGGGTGGGATGGTGCTGTATTCAAAAGCAGACTGCCTGTTATTGAGTCGTTGAAAGATTATATTAAGAATGGAAAAATTAATATTGAGGATCTTTCAAAGCGTCGGGAGTTTGAAACAATAGATGATGTTAGACATCGTGTTATTGATTACATTAACTCACCATACTTTAATAGTAGTTATGTGATGCGGCAAAGCATGCATATAAAAGGTGGTAAGCTTTACGATAAAACGCAAAATAAAAGCTATTATAGCCATGAAATACCTCATGCTGATGTTATAAAGGCGATACAGGAAGGCGTTTATAGTGGTATTAGGTTTACTCGAAAGGGCGATTGGAATCATAAAATAATGGTTGATATATCCCCTCATATTGGGTATGATGTAAATGTAAGTAGAGGAACAAAGCAGAAAACAAGCCTTGCAACTGTACATGTATCAGGAAAGGGTATTCATATAGTACCAAAAGGAAGTGAACGAAAATGACAGAAGAACAACTTTATAAACGCTATAATGAGATTCGTTCAGAAAATGTATCAGTCAGATTCGTTGACGGTGACATTATTACTGGCAAATTGGATTCGTTTACATCGGGCGTGAATAATGAGCCTGATGAAGCATCAATATATGTTGGCGAATATGAATTGTATGCCAGTGAAATCGTAGAAATACGAGAAATTTAAAACTTAATCAATCAAGCACTTGCTTATGCAGGTGCTTTTTTATTTGCCTTTTTAGTATTGCAGGCGTAAAAGAACAAGACCGCGGTCGTGAGGTGTGGCTCACGAAAATAAAGCGAAGAGGGAAAGCTTATTTTACAGGAGGTCATACAGATGACAAAAGAGGAACTAATTAAGTTAGGGTTAACGGAGGAACAGGCAGAGGCAGTGACTAAGGATTATGGTGAAAACTACGTTTCCAAGAGTCAATTTAATGCCAAGAATGATGAGGCGAAAGCAGCAAAAGCGGCAAAAGAAATCGCCGACCGTGAGCTTGCTGATGCGCAAGGCAAGCTAGAAAAAATCACCTCTACAGGGGTTAAAGATGATGCAGGTATTGTAGCTATGCAGCAACGAATTAAAACCCTGGAGGATTCTGTAGAGGCCGAGCGTAAAGCAAGAGAAAATGCTGATGCACAACGTGTACAGTCTGAAATTTCTGCAGCCGTGGTTGATTCTTTGACGAAGCGTAACGCTATGGATCCTAAAGAATTCTCAAAGCTGATTGTTGGTAACATCAAAGTCAACGAAGATGGTACTTATGGATATATTAAGCCTGATGGTACTAGCGGAACTATTGACGATTGTGTAGATGAATGGCTAAAAGGTAAAGATTATGCAATTAAAGATGTACAAAAACGCGGAAGTGGCTCAGGCACAAGCGGTGCAGGAAGCAACAATTCTGGCGGTAATAAGCCAGTAGGTTTAAAAGGGGCCGTAGCGGCTGCTATTGAAACTCAATAAATTTTATAAATTCTAATAACGGAGGAATAAACTAATGCCAATTACATTAGCTGAAGCAAAACTTAACGTACAAGACGATTTACAAATGGGAGTTATTGATGAATTCCGTAAATCGTCTTTTTTATTTGAAAACTTAACATTTGATGATGCTGTATCTCCTACTGGCGGTGGCGGTACTTTAACCTATGGTTATACTCGATTATTAACACAACCAACCGCAGATTTCCGCGATATTAATGCTGAATACACACCTCAAAGTGTAACTCGTAAACGTCATACTGTTGATTTGAAAGTATTCGGCGGATCCTTTGAAATCGACCGTGTAATCGCTAAAATGGGCGGTATTGTTGATGAAGTAACATTACAAATCGAGCAAAAGGTCAAGGCTGCAACTGCATTGTTTAATGACACAGTTATTAATGGGGATACAGGTACCAACGCTAAAGCATTTGATGGTTTAGACAAGGCGCTTTTAGGTTCTTCTACTGAATATACACCTACAGCAGCTATCGATTTGTCTGATAGTGGTGCTATTGATGCAAACTACAAGACATTCTTAGACCAACTCGATGAATTCCTTTTAGGCTTGGATGGTGCGCCATCTGCCATTATGGGCAACTCTAAATTGATCGCTAAAATTCGAGCAGTAGCTAGACGTTCTGCGATGTACTCTACTCAATTAAATGAATTCGGACAACAAGTTGAATATTACGGCATTACACCATTAGTTGACCTTGGTACCAAAGCTGGTAGCAATGATCCTGTAGTAGGTATTAATGGTCAAGGTGAAACTTCTTTATATGTCGCACGCCTTGGCCTCGATGGTTTCCACGGCGTATCTCTTGCGGGCGATAATGTGGTTAACTTATGGCTCCCTGACTTCACCTCTTCCGGAGCTGTAAAGAAAGGCGAGGTCGAAATGGTTGCCGCGGTTGCATTAAAAGCATCTAAAGCTGCAGGTGTATTCCGCAAAATTAAAGTTAAATAAGGAGGCCCAATATGCCGATTATAAAATCTCCAGTGCCTGATTATACAGGACAAACTGGCAATGTTCCTTTTGTTAATGGTGAAGGATTTACTGAAGATGCTCATCATATTGCGTGGTTTGTAGAACATGGATATGAAATTGTAACGGAGGATACTGAACCACCTGCAGATACTGAACCACCTGCAGATACTGAACCACCTGAAAAGCCTACAAAAGGCAGTAAAGGTGGTAGTAAAAAAATAAGCACCGGTGAATAGCCAGGATATTTTCAACAAGCGTATTTGTCAGGCAGTAAAAGCGAGTACTATTGAAGTTCGAGATACTGCACAGGAGAAACATAGATTTACCTCGAGAACAGGGAATTTAGAAAAGGCTGTTGATTATCGAATTTCTAATAGTGGAATGCAAGGGGTTGTATTTATTGATAGTGATGTCGCTAAATACGGCCCTTTTGTACATGCAGGGACACCAGCACATGTAATTCGGCCGCATTTTAAGAAGATATTGAGATTCGTACCACAAGGCGGTAATGGGTTTATATTTGCTAGGAAAGTGGTTCACCCTGGGACTGCCCCAGATCCATTTTTGTATGAAGCGTTGCAAAATAATGTCTCAAATATTACTAGTATTTTTTCTAGATATACTGATATTGCACTAGATGATGTGGCACAAGGGCTAGTAAAAGATGAGATTACGCTAAGTTTTGAAATATAAGGAGTACTGTATGCTATATAATTTTGAAGATATGGCCGGCCTATTAGGGGATGAATTGCTAACGCAAGAGGTAACAGAGGCCGCTGTATCCAAAGCAGAACAATGGCTATATGTACTTGCGGATAGATTAGGTGTGTCAAAGGATAAAGTTATACGTAGTTTTACTATCGATGAATTAGTCCTTGCATATATCTATCGAGAAGTCTGCGTTAATAAGTCGTATGCTTTACCAGGAAGTTATACTAACAATGGTTCGACGGATGACTTCTATTCTAAAAAATTAGAATACTATGAAGCTCGTATTAAATTATTGGAATCGCGAATAACACCAGGGCAGCTTACAGGCAACCCTACAGAGTACAAAGGATATCGTTCTGTTGAAATCTATAGGGGGTAATATGTGGCTAGAATTAATGCAACATATTAAATCTACTATCGACAATAGCGGCGCTCCATTTAATGTCATGCTAGGTGCTATGCGACCACAAGCAGCGAAAGTTGATGAAAATGGCGTTATTATGATTATTCGTGGGGAAACTGCGAGGGGTGATAACTCCATTCAATCTGAATTAGAGCAAGAACTATATATCGAGGTTTGGGGGAGAAATGATAACCCAGATTTACAAGTCGGTTATGAATTAATAGCTAACTTGGAGGATAGGTTCGAGGCAATTATTAATGATCTACGCAAACGTTGTGGTGAATTAGATGAAACTGCATGTATATTACAAAACACTGGCTATCAGATTATAGATTTAGTTTGTACAAGTAAAGTTGGCGACCATGATAGTGTGCGACCTTTAGTTGGTACGCAATATCGCTTTATGGTTCGCCTTATTGATTTAAAAGAGAAAACTAACGGAGGTATTTTTTAATGGCACCAGCTGCAACACCAAAAAAATTATATAAACCGGCTCAAACCGCAATGCCTACAGCCGGCAAGAATTATCTTATTTACTTAAATGTAGGCACTGACGAAACTACGAATGCTGAATGGCTTATCTTGGGCGGTCAACGTAGTGGCGATGTATCTCGTAAGGCTGACTCTATCGACGCATCTAGTAAAGACAGTGGCGGTTGGAAATTTACTATTCCGGGCCAAAAAGAATGGTCTATCGACCTTGAAACACTACTTATGCCAAACGAAGAAAGCCTTGTATTGCTTGAAAAAGCGTTTTTAAATGATGAAAGAGTTCATTTAAAATTTGAATATCCTGACAAGTCTTATATGACAGGATATGCAGCTATTACAGAATTGTCCTTAAGTACTCCACACGATGATGTGGCTACTTATAAAGGCACTTTGAACGGTGCAGGTCCATTGTCTGAATTGAAAAAAGCCTAATTAACTATTAACAAGGAGCGTGTTTTAACATGAAAAAAATTAATTGTGATCTATTCGCTATGGGCGAAACTATCTATTTCAGCATTGGTCGTATTGCTGAGTTGGAACAGCTATGGGGTGAGCCTATTTTTAAAGCGGTACAAAATGGCACAATGACATTTAATCAGCTTATCACTGCATTGGTCGTAGGTATGAAACACCACGGCAAAAAGCGTGATTACATCTATTACCAAGATAAATTGCAAGAACTCTTTGACGAGGGAACAGTCCAATATGCAGACCTTGTACAGTTAATTGTGCAAGCACTTATTGGTAGTGGTGTATTTGGTAAGGCTGCATATTACGCATTATTCCCAGATGAGGCCGATGAGCAAGCACGCTCCGAGGTTGAGGCTGAAAACGAAACAAAAAACTAAGAGGGGGCGACACCGCCCCCTCTTTTAAAGTATGGATAACGAAAGCCGAACGCATGGCGTATGGTCCGCTTAATCTTAAACCGTGGGAATTCATGAATTTAAGCCCTATGGAATATTACAAACTTGCCGAGGGTTATGAGTTAAGAACGGAAATAGAGGACCGTAAGCAAGCGTATTTTGCGTGCCTAATGACAAATGTACATATCGCAGGCAAGCGAAAATTGACTGTTGAAGATATTATGAAACAACTACATCCAATGACATTGGCTAAACGCAAAAACGAAGAAAAGTTATTCATGGAAGAATTCAGACAAGAGGGAGGTGAGATATAGCATATGGCCGAAAGTCAAATTAATGTCAAAATTGTTGGCTCGTCTAATGGTGCTGAACAGGCACTTGATAGAGTAGCAAGGAAAGCTGAGCAAGCACTAGGCAAAAGCATTTCTAATTCGCTTGATAGCGTAAGAAATAAAGCTCAAAAGGTCTTTGGGGTTGAAATTCCGGGGCTTATGAACGCTGCAAAGTCTGGTGCTGCGTTTGCAGGTGCTGCGATGGGCATTGAGGCAGCCGGTAGGGCGTTAAAAGATATGGCTGTTAGTGCAGTTAAGACAACGGACCAATTAACGCAATTAAGGGCTCGTATTGATCTTATCAATGACGGTAGTCAAAGTACCGCCGAAATTATGGATAAGGTATTTTCTGCCGCCAATCGTTCACGTGGTAGCTTTTTAGATATGGCTGATAGCGTGGCAAAATTAAATATGTTAGCAAAAGACGCTTTCACCTCCAACGATGAGGCCATTTATTTTGTTGAACAGTTAAATAAGCAATTTAAAATTGCAGGTGCAGGTGTACAAGAAACTACATCCGCTATGTACCAGTTAACGCAAGCTATGGCAGCAGGTAAGTTACAGGGCGACGAATTCCGTTCTATTATGGAAAATGCTCCGATGTTGGCACAAAGTATCGCACAGGAAATGGGGTTATCTGTAGGGCAATTAAAGGAAATGAGCTCGCAAGGTCTTATTACTGCTGACATTATCAAAAATGCGTTATTTAATAGTGCAGAGGAAACAAACGCAAAATTCGCAGAAATTCCTATGACATTCCAAGATATAGGAACTAAATTGCAGAATGATCTTATTGCAGCGTTTCAACCAGTAATGGAGGAACTGGGCAATATGACAAGTTCCGATGCATTTATGAGCGTGTTAAACGAATTGGCGTTTTCTTTTAAAGTAGTAGCTGCAGCTGCACAAGTATCAATAGCAATTATTAAGGGTGCTTTTAGTGGCCTAAGCGTGGTTATCACCACTATTAAAAATATCGTATCTAGTTTTGTACAGTTGTTTGTTACATCCATGCCTTTGATTACTGCCGCTATTATTGGTGTGAGTGCTGCGTTTTTAGCACAAAAGGCAATTATTGCGAGTCATAATACAATGCTTGCTTTATTGACTGTTCGCACAACTTTGGTTACTGCTGCAAGTGTGATTTTGGGCGGTGCTATTGGTGCGGTAGGTCTTGCATTTGGTGCTTTTAGGGCTATTGCAATGACTACACAAGCCGTAATTATGGCTATTAGGACTGCAAATATTGCTAGTGCGGTTGCGATGGGTGTGGCGAAGGTGGCTACACTTGCATTGAGTGGTGCTACGGCAATTCTTAATGCAATTATGATGGCAAACCCTATCCCTATATTTGTAGGTGCATTAATGACGCTTGTCGCTGTATTTGGTCTTTCTAGGGCTGCGGCAGGTGGTTTTAGTGAAACGCTAAGCGAGGTATTCTCAACAATCGTTCATACAGCCGTTTGGGGTGTTAATAAGATTATTGAGGCCCTTAACTGGCTTATCGCAAAGTTAAATAGCGTTGGTGATAAGGTTGCAAAGTTCTTTGGTGGCACGTTTACTGCTATTCAACAAGTAGACACGATTTCTGCTGATACTGCACAAAGTATCGTCAATACTGCCGGTGATATTATGGGCCAAATCACATCAGGCTTATCCGGTGGAGGTGGCGAACTTGGTGGCGGAGGCGGTGGAGGTGGCGGAGGCGGTGGAGGTGGCGACACTTCCGGTGGTGGCTCCGGTGGCAAAGGCGGTGGAGGCGGTAAAGGTGGCAAGGGTGAAGATCTAGCGAAAGAGGCTAAACAAATTCACGAAAAAATCTTGCAATCTTTCTTGGAAATGCAAGGCCACCAAGTAGAGTTAATCGAACTTCAATACAAAAAGGAGCGAGAAGAACTTGAAAAGTCAAAAACTGCTAATGAAAATTACCACGAGGACTTGAAACTACTTGATGAAGTTTATGCAGAAAAGCGTATCAAGGCGAAACAGGAGGAAATGACAAAACTACGTGCCATTGAAACTGGTATCCGTGATATGCAACAAGATTTTGCGTTTAAAACTGCAAGTAAAGATAGTACAGGTAATGTATCTCCTGCCGTGCAGTTAAAAAATGACTATGAAAATGCCATTGACGAAATCGAGGACCGTTATGCAGACATGGTCGATAAGTTCATGAAAATGGACAAAATGGAGCAACAACATCATATTGACTTGTTAAAACAACTAGGTGTTGAATTCGAAATGAGTGCTGACGGACAAATCTCCTATGAAAAAATGAAAAACGAGGAGTTGTTAGCGGCACAAGATGAGTTCAATAAAAAGGCATTACAACAACATACTGATCTAGTTAACGAAAAGTATGCTATTGATGAGGCTATGCGAACTCAAAACTTCGATGCGTTACAAGCTGCATTGAGTGATGAATATATTGCAGAGCAACAGCACTACGACGCAAAAAAACAGCTCATGGAGGAGTGGAAACAAGCCACAATCGACGCTCATTGGAATGGACAGCAACTATTAATTGACGCTTTAAACGCAGGCATTGACAGCATGCAAAGTGGCATTTCAGGTCTTATTCAAGGTACTACCTCTTTAATGACTGCCATTCAAAATATTGGTAAAGCTATTTTAAAGACTATTGCAGATTTTATCGCAAGTTGGATAGCGGCGATGGTTAAAAAAGCCGTATTCAGTAAAATGATGCAATCGCAAGAGACTACAACCAGTATTGCTGCGGCTAACGCTCAATATCCGGCGTGGTCTGCATTGGCTCAACAAGTTAGTATGGCAACATTTGGTGCTAGTGCTGCAGCTGGCATGGCTGCGTGGACTGCCAATACTACCGCAGGAGCAGGGATTTCGCTTGCTAATGGTGCAACAAGTTTTGCATCGTTAGGATCCGCAAAATTAGACTTACCTAAAATGGCAAACGGTGGTGTAGCCTATGGCTCAACTTATGCTGAAATTGGCGAGGGCAAATACAAAGAGGCCGTATTACCTCTAAGTGAAAGCACATATGACGAAATGGGTGCAGGCATAGCACGTGCCGGTGGTGGTGCTACTGGTGGCATTACATTCAACGTATCTGCTATGGACGCTCATTCGTTTGGTGATTGGTTAGAGAATTCGGCAGGTCGTTCTTTGCGACAGTTTTTAGTTAATCAAAATAGGGAATTTGTGGCTACGGAGGGGACATGGTAATGGCTGATTTATTAAAATTCCCAGATATTAGAACCCTTGCGTGGAAGTCTACAAAGGCTCAAAAATGGGACACTAAGATTAAACGTACAGGGAGCGGTCGAGTACGAACCATGACGACTTGGCAATACCCTCAATATACCATTACAACAGAATTTGCAGTACTAAGCCCAGAAGAACATAAGCGTCTTATGGGCTTTTATGCATCTGTAAAGGGTGGTACTGTTCCGTTCTTATGGTTAGATCCCGAGGACCATGAGGAGAAAGGCGTAAGGCTTGGAACTGGTGCACAATCTGAATGGCAAGCAGTTCGCTTGTATGGTGATTTTAGGGAGCCAGTAGCACATATTGAGAACCTAAAATTATACGCTAATGGTACGCAAGTTAATGCCGTATCAGATAAAGGCGTTATAAGATTGGCTGCAGGTGTTAGGGTGTCGCCTACTGCTATTATTACTGCTGATTACATTTACTATTGGAAAGTCATGTTCAGTGGTGATTATACGGACGAGGCCGTTTTTAAAGACGTATTTAAGTCTAAATCGTTTAAATTGGTTACGGTGAGGTGATTATAAATGAAACAAGTTAGCGAGGCATTAAGCGTTCATTTAAGCAACTCACAGACATTTGTATCTTGCGACTTGTATGAGTTAAGGCTTAAAAGTGGCATTTCTTACTACTGGGCCGATACTGACATTGATGTTAGCTATGGAGGAAACACATACAAGGGCGATGGGCCAATTATTGTGCGTGAAAAGATTTCTACAACCAGTACTGTTAGCGTTGATAAGTTGAACGTTACAATAACCGCTAATCAGTCCGACCAAATTGGTGGTGTTCCTGTTCTGACTGTTGCCCATAATGGTGGCTTAGACGGTGCTACGTTAAATTTAAGACGTGCTTTCTTTGACAATAAAGGGAATGTAATCGAATGCATTGATCTATTCAAGGGTATTTGTGAGGTTAGTCAGGGCGGAGGCTTTGCGTTGAAGATAAATGCAAAATCTGTAGTCCAAAGGCTTAATATTGAATATCCGAATAGACGATACTATCCGCAATGTCCTTATTCTGTATATTCCAAAGAGTGTGGCGTTGATATTACTAAATATCGTAAGCGTGTTACTGTTACCGCTGTTATAGGTACTAATAATGTGCAAGTCGATACTTCATTTGAAAACGGCTTTTATACTGCCGGTGGTATGGAATGGATAAGCGGACCTCTATCAGGGCAAGCAACTCAAATTATGGATAGTGCTACGAACTCAATTGTTTATATGAGTGCCACAAATACAACGCCTAATGTTGGCGATGTGGCATATATCTATCCGGGGTGCGATAAAACACCTGCAACTTGCAAGGCTAAGTTCAATAATTTTAGTAGGAATAGGGCAACGCCTTATGTTCCATTAAAGGAGACGATACGATGAAATTGACAACAGGTGAAATGATTGCCGATGCTGCAAAAAAGTGGATAGGCACACCGTATCAAAACAATACTATGGTTCATGGTGTTGGCGTCGATTGCTCCTATTTGTTAGTTGCTGCAGTTGTTGATAGTGGCCTAATGAAACGTGATGAGCTAGAAATAGAGAATTATTCTAACGAATGGCATTTACATCGTTCAGAAGAAAAGTATCTAAAGTATGTTCAAAAGGTAGCTGACGAAGTTCCTATTGATGATATTCGTATCGGTGATTTCTTGTTATACCAATATGGGCGTTGCATTTCTCATGGTGCCATCTATGTTGGCAATAATTTAGTCGTGCATGCGTTTGTTGATCTAGGCGTTATCTATTCATCTATTGACGATGTATTATTCTATGACGCAAAGGGCAAAAGTCGCTTACGTGCGGTTTACAGGTTTAGGAAAGGGGGTAAATAATGGGTTTTCTATTTCGAGGACGGAATACTACCAATCGTGCTGATATGATTTCCGACTTCATGATAAATACCGCCTCTTATGGTGAGGTAGTTCCAGAAGTACTTGGCACTACAAGATTAAGTGGCAATATTATTTATTACGATGATTTTACCCCTCATGAACACAAAACCACTACACGAACTGGCAAGGGTGGCGGCTCAAAGCATACTGAAATAACCTACACATATACAGTGGCATGTGCGATTGGCTTATGTGAGGGCCCTATACAAGGTATAGGAAAGGTATGGCGAGATAAGGAAATATACGATTATCCGAATGAAAAGATTGAGCTTACTGCGTACAAAGGCGATTATGGACAAGCTCCATGGCCTTATGTAATCTCTAAGCATCCGGAAAAGGCGTTGCCTTATAGTGGTTTAGCTTATATGGCAGGCGTAGTCGATTTAGGCGAACGTGGCAGTTTACCGCAATACAACTTTGAAATAAAAGGTAAACTGCTAGAAACTGGCGACGGGGTAGACGTTAACCCAGCCGATTATATTGTGCATGTGTTGAAGTCTATCGGTATTGACGATGTTAATATTGACGGCTTAGAACACTACAGGGAATATTGCAAGGCAGCTGATATTCTTATCAGTACACCTCCAGATAGTAGAAGTTCAAAGGCTCAAACTGTAATTAACGATATAGCTGAAATTACAAATAGTCTTGTCTTTTGGTCTACAGATAGACTTAAAATCGTACCATTAGCCGATAAACCTATCGGCACATGGAGTCCATACAATCAAATTCAATATAACTTAAATGCTGATGATCTTATTCCGGCTAGCGACGGACAGTTAGTTGTGTATAAGAGAAAGGACAGCTCAGAAAGTTATAATCAAGCGACTGTTGAATTTATTAATCGTGCGAATGGTTATGAGAAAGAGACGGTCGCTTTTGAGATTGTAGCCGATGTGCAAAAGAATGGTTTAAAGCCGGCCTCCAAGAAGTCTGCACATTATCTGTACACTAAGGCGAGGGCTCAATACTATGCTGAACAATTAGCTATGAAACGGCTATATGCTAAAAATCAGTATACGTTCCGTTTAGATTGGGCGTTCTGTAGGTTAGAACCGGGCGACCTTGTTACTCTTACCGACAAATTATGTGGCCTAAATAAACAGATAGTCGTTATAACTTCTGTATCTGAGGCAGCAGACGGACAGTTGGAAATAACTGCGGAGGGTAAACCGCCCGGCACATATGCTCCGGCTAAATACAACGTGCATGAGAACGAGCGACCTTTTATTGATTATAATCAAGCTGCACCAAGCGTAAATGATGTTGCTATATTCCAAACCGTTGGCGATGTAGGTGGAAATCAGATATTCGTTGGGGTTAATGCTCCGAGCGGTTGGGGTGGTTGCTCCGTATGGGTATCTGATACAGGCGAGAATTATCGTCGTATAGGATCTATTACGCAACAAGCTAGAATGGGTAAATTGAAGTACGGCTTTGCTCAAAATGGCGATTTCTGTAACGTTGTACTCAATCAAGGCGTATTGAAAAGCGGAACTCATGTCGATGCTGAACGTGCCAATACCTTATGTTGGATAAATGGCGAGGCGTTGAGCTATGAAACTGTAGAAACTCATCCGGATAATTGGTATACATTAAAAGGTTTAGTTCGTGGACAGTATGGCACTAATGCTATTAATCACAATGCAAATGAAAGGTTTGTCAGAGTTGATGAGGCTTTATTCCGTTACCCTTATCGTAAGGAAGATATTAATAAGACGATATATCTCAAGTTCACTTCGTTAAATCTGTTCGGTAGTAATGAACAGGGACTTGATGAGGTTCAATCTTATCAATATACTATTGTGCCTTATTACATTCCGGAAGTTTCAAACCTTACCCTATTCACTAAATACTACGAAATAGGCAATGGTGTCCTTTCCTTTGATGTGGTGGCTCAGTTTGATGTGCCGCCAATAAACAGTTTGGACACAGTAGAATTGTGGTATCGTGAGCCGAGTGGCACATGGAAATATGGCGGCTCCGGCAATGGTCAAATCACAGTAAGTGGATGCGAATTAGGGCATACATACGAAGTGAAATTGAAGGTCAAGGACTCTCATGGAAACACTTCGCAAGGGGTTACGAAGTCAATCACTGTAGCCATGAAAACGGAAATTCCGAATGCACCGCAAGGCTTTTCTATTACGTTTAGTGATAAAGCCAATTTTAACTGGCTTGAAGTTCGTAATGCTGACATAGATTTCTATGAGTTGCGACTTGATACAAGGACAGGGCAGAACGATGGCTTGATTGGTAAAAGCAATAACACTACTTATAGTGGCATACTGCGTAATCGTACTGGTAAAGTTTATCTGTATGCACATAACCCATCAAAAGGCTATGGGGCACCTGCTGAATTAACTTATAACGTGCCTGCTCCACCTAAACCGACTGACGTTAAAGTTAGTGGCAATCTAAATGGCGTAGGGGTTATATTCCAATCTATTCCAGCCGGTTGCAAAGGGGCTAATGTTTACGTTGATAACACCATATATTTCACATCAACGAATGTAATGAACATTCCTTTAGAGGCAGGTGTATATTCTGTCAGTGTTGCTTATGTCGATATCTTTGGTGAGGGGCCAAAAACCGATGCAACAAATGTTACAGTAAAGGCTAAAATAGACAGTAAGTTGCTAGATATGGAAGAACTTGGCATATCTGATATGGATAAGGCAGTAAAGGCTTTAAAAAGTGAAGTCGGAAAAGTCAAAACTAGCGTTGACGGTTTCGAAAGTAAACTTATCGACCAAGCTAATGCATTTCAACATAGTATTAGTGATCTAAACTCTAATTTAGGTACGCAAATAACTCAAATCTCAAACGGTATCGAGTTAAAAGTAAGTAATGCACTCAACAGCCTTGACGGCCAAGAGATTATAAGCCGTATCAATTTAACACCGGCAGGCACTAGAATTGACGGTAAATTGCTACATGTTACAGGACAAGCGTTGTTTGATGATAACATCATCACTAAGAAAATGCTGCAAGCCGGTTCGGTTACTGCCGATAAAATGCAAGTCGATAGCTTATCAACTATCACCGCCAATATTGGCGATTTAAAGGGTGGCTCTATTACAGGCAGCACCTTTAAGAATGCAAACGGCTCATTTAAAATTGATGCAAACGGCAATATCGTAGGGGCTAACATTACAGCCTCACGCATTGACGCAAGCTCTATTTTCCAGGCTGGCTTTAAAATCAAGAATATAGATGTCAAGATATATAAAGTTCGGCATGGTGATTGGTGTCCTATTCCTGACGGCTTCACAGAAAATCAATGTTCATTTATTCCTGTTGGGTATATAACTACCGAGAAGTACTTTGATAGTAATTACAACTATTATAAAACCAAAGTGCCAAGTCCATGGGAGGATAAAATCCCTTATAAAATCAGCAAAGATGAATATAACCAGCAAAAAGCTCGATATATTGGATGGTGTAGCGTATATATGCAAAAGGATGAAAGAACACAATCTAATATAGGTATTGCTGACAAACGCAGAGCGGTAGTAGAGGCTAAAGGAGAAAGCTCACATAGTAGCGAAAATAACGATTTTTACACAAAATCGTATATCTATGGTGAATTATATGTATTAGTTATTGCTAAACAGTAGGGAGGCATACATGATAAAACACGATTTCGTGCTACACGCTGGACAAGATTTCAATATCCGCTATGAGGTGCCAGATGGTAGCGATATGAACCTCACTCGATATAAGGGCGTTTGTAAAATCAGAAAACGCCCTAATGAGGGGGTTATATTTGATTTAGCGGCAGCCGTAGAGAAAAAAAGTGTTACATTTTCACTCGGCGGTGATGTATCGGCAGCCAAACAGTTGCAAAGCCGTGAGTTCGTATATGACGCTTTCTTATACAACGATAGCGAGCATATTAAAATCGGCTACGGTAAAATAACTCTTATTCAAGATATTTCTATGCATAATTAG